TCATAAGTACCTACCAATACGTTTTTCTATATCTACTTTAGTAAAAGGAAAAGATATAAATTCATTAATTCCAATTTTATTTGCAAGACTAACGATATTATCTTGATCAACTTCAGACATTACCACAATAGGCGATTCACTTGCCATTATTTTTAAATCTTCTAAATATTGAAAAACAAAGCTCCCTTTAATTACTGCATCAGTAACAATCAGGTCATACTTATTAGTTTTAAGACTTTTTATTGTTTCATCATATGAAGTACTAATTTTAAAATTAGTGTTTGCTGATGCTAACATCATTTTTATTAAAGATGAAATACTTACATCATTATTTACTATTAAAATACTCTTATCCATACTTTTATAATCCGCAAAACGAAAAGTACTAAAAAATAAAACAAAAAGTACAATTTTTCACCAATTTAAATATCGTTTAAACAGTATTTTAAATTGGTGAATTTATTATGTATTAAGTCTAAATTTCACACTCTCACCACTTAACAGACTTTCAGTATTATTTATATTATTTTCGTACACATGCACATTACCAAGCATTATAGTTATACTCTTTAAAGGAAGTTCTATTTGACGACTTATAAGATATAAATGATATATATCAGCGGGTAAACCTAAAGAAGCATCAGAACTCCTCTGATATGCTGTTAAAGCAAGTTTTCCATTTTGGTTTTGAAACTGAATCAAACTCAAACAAGGCATTTGATTACTTTCTATGTTATTAGCACCTAAAAACAATACATAATTCTTTGAGGTTCTTTTTTCTTTGTTTATTTTTTCGATTAATATCGGTAACTGCTCAAAGTATGTAGGATAACTATTTACTAAAATAGAACCGCAATAATCCCACCATGTAACACCTATTTTTTCATATTCTTGTACATTCCGTTCGCCTTTCATAAATAAATCAAGTTCTTTTCTTAACTTATTTCTTGCAACTTGATGTTCTTCAAATATTTCTAATAAATCAATAGGTTTTAATTCAAGTTTTTCATTTATTAAATAAGTTATATTCCCTTTTTTATTTACCTGTTTATTTCCTTTATTGATGATTTTTTTTAAAATCTTATGATATTTATTCATTTTTTTAAATTATTACTGTTGTTGTGTAATTTTTATGTAACATAATATCTGTATAACCAGTATTGTGAGTTGTAGTACTATATCTATAAACTATTTTCGCTTTATTAAATGGATTTTGACTTGCCGTATTTGTTTCAATCCATTCACATAATTCTACGATACTAGATTTATTTGATGTAAAATAAAAGTAATTTGTATCTTTTAAAACTTTCAATACGTCCAAATAATCAGCAAGCTTCCAATAGTTTTTATATGTTTTACAATCTGTTGATAAATACGGCGGATCAACTAAAAAAACAACATTTTTACAATCTCGATATTTTGCAAATAACTCTTTGTAATCAGCAGTTACAATTTCAACACCATCTAAATAATTAGATGCATCAAAATCACTTTTTCTTACGCTATTATAAAACGGTTGTTTTTTTAATTTTGCTAAACTTTGAACATAATTCATACTAAACAACAAACTACCTGACAAGGAAATATAATCTACAAATCCTTTTTCATCTTCTTTTGAAATAACCTCTAATATTTGTTGCTTAATCTCTTCGGGTATTGTTTTTTTTGGCGGCAAATCCGCAACAATAATTCGAAGTTTAGAAAGTATTTTATTGGTTCTTGAAATAGCATTTAAACGTTGTTTATAGTTATCAAAATCATTATAAATTACTGTTGCCTTCGGATTTTCTTGTTTTACGGTATGACTCAATAAACCACTACCACCAAATAAATCAACATAAATGGCATCTTCTGGATAACTTTTTAAAGCTATTTTAAACTCTTTAATAAAATTCCGTTTTTGACCTTGAAACGGTAAAGGTGCTGTTGTGTAATTTTTAATCATATATATAACCCTTACTTTAATTAATATTCTTACTTTTGTGCCTCTCACAGTAATATTTTAAACAAGCAAAGCCCAATTAGAAGACTTATGTCCTCCAACTGGGCTTTGATGCTAAATTAAATTACTGTGAGAAGTATTTATTTTGTTGGGGGACTTTTTATATCCCCATTTTGTTTCTTTTTCTTTTGATGATTTTATTACTGTTTTAGGACGTAAGTAGCGGTTGGGTCTTTACGCCAATCCCAGTATTGAGGTTTAGCTATTACTCCGTTTAAAATATCTAATTGATTTTGATTTACGTAGATTGTTGCTAGGTTGGGGCTTTCTTCGCAGTGTAAATGGATTAAACTAACATTTTTAGAGACATCTAACTCCCTTATGTTGGGTAAATGATGGCAATACAATTTGACCAACCTAGTGTTTTTAGAAACGTTTAGTGTTTCTAAGTTATTGTCTAAACAGGACAGAACAATTAAACTAACATTCTTAGATACATCTAACTGTTTTAATTTATTACTGTAGCAAATTAAATCAGTTAATAGGACATTCTTAGTTACATTTAACGTAGCTAATAGTGGATTACTGATACAAGATAAGTAAGTTAAACTAACATTCTTAGATACATCTAACTGTTTTAACTTATTGCTGTAGCAATTTAGTTTAGTAATCCCTCGACTAGATTCAACAACAACAGTTTCACTCCCTGCATTTGCACTAAGGTCAATCGTTGGCGTGTTATATTCAGTATTCGCTTCTTGACGGTAAGTGTTACCCCTAGCATGGTATTTAATTACGCCTGTACTTTTAGCTCCATTAACCTTCCAATTACTCGCATTACTCGTAGTAACCAAAGTAATTTCCTGCATTTCATACCTTCTTGAACTTGACATTCCCATAATTACGCTCTTATTAATTGTCCGCAAACGAAATACTCGTTTGCTCCTGTTTTGGTTATTCCTATCATTGAATTTTGCCCGTCAAACTCCAACGTATCATTTATATTACATAATTCATTTGCACTTCCTGATGTAGCTACTTTACAAGTTCCCGTTCCTTTATAGAAGTACTGAGCTTTGTCACCAATTCGTGGAAATGATGCGGTGTTTAAAATAATCTGTGTATTTGCGTTATTTAATGGTACTATATTGCCAATATCCGAAGCTTTTGCCGTGTAGGTTGTTACTGTTGACGTTGGTTTTACGGTTTGTTTTGGTAGGTTGCCGCTGTGGTAAACATCTTTATCGCCTACTTTAAAACCGCCGACACTTGATGTGACTCCGTAAAAATCGACATCTTTATCATTTTTAATTCTAGCGGCTAGTCCACCACGGATATAGTCATATATATACATCCCTAGATTATCCGCAGCAAAACCAAACTTACTTACTCCTGTTTTCTCAATGAAAAGCCTTGAGCTCTCAATTGTAACATCTCCTCTAACTCTTCCTCCAGATAGCTTGAGGAATTTATTAAAAACACCAATATTCGCCTGGGCAATATTTTTTTGATTTTGCGATAAATTTTGAGAAACAACATAGCTAACTTTATTCGCGATCGATGCAATTAAAGCATTATCGGCGGTGTTCATTTCGGCTAATAATTCCTGAATAGAATTAACTTCAACATCAGGGTTATTCAATAACATTTGAACAACCTCATTCATCGATGTTAGAATAGCATTATCGACATCTGTCTTTCTATAAGTGGTTTCTGAAGGGGCATAAAAATCAGGTGATTCGCCATTAAGTGTAGCGGCGTTCACATTTAACTTATCGATATCTGATTTCTGCAGATTATCTTCGTTAAATATTTTTTTAAAGCCGCTCGGCACGCCATTGTCGTCATATCCTTGATGATACAATGTATTCGATCGTGTATCCTTCCACAAAGTAAATGAGCGAAGCTTTAAATTCTGGCTCCCTTCTGTTTTTGACCCGAAAAAAAAGTGAACAGATGACCCATATTGATAAGGATAGCCTGTTGATCCTGTCGAATTAATTTGAAGGGTAACACCTGATCCTTTTAATTCTGGAAAGATTGCTTTTCCTGACTTTGAATTTAATAATTTTTGACTGCTGATAAATGCTCCGTTCTCTTCATTTTTTAGCTGATAAATATCATCGTGATTGTGGTCTTTATTTGCATAATATTCAGGTGGATGATTGCCAAGTTTTAACGAATTTACCGCAGTTCCTGTTTTATCCAATTTACCGTTCCAATTTTCACGGTCATTTTCTGAAGGATGCAATATTTCATCTTGTAAATGCGTATTAAACGCTTGTTTATCCGCCTTAGCGATTAACAATTTATTTAACCCCTCAATATCTTGGACACTAATATTTTCATCAATCCAACGAATCCATTTAAAGAAGTTATAAAATTGTTGTTGGGAAGGCTTGTCTTGTGTTTCAAACCATTTTTTTACGTTCTCTTGATGCTTCATTATCCTATAAATTGAATTGGTAATGCCACGATGTATGGCGGTAAATTATTGTGAGGTTTATCGTTTCCTAAATAATTGGTAAAAGCATTACTTAGTGATTGCCCAGCTGAGCCAGTATCACCTGATGTAATTTTACCAGCACCTTGGTCAGACTTAGCACCAACTTTAGGATCAAATCCAAATCTATGTTTAGGCATTTCACTAACTGTTAATTTATGTGTTTTTTCACCGCCTTTTTTACCGATGGTATTAAATTCTGTTTGATTAGCATCGTACCCAACGAGCATACGCCCTAAAACATTATCAGTTCCGTTTTGTCCATTTGCGATAAACCAACCTCTTTGTAATTCTGCTTGAGTTACACTTGTACCAACGTATTTTATTTCTTTGAAAATTGGTTTAATTTCTGCTAATTCTTTTTCTAGTTTTTTTACTTCCGAACCTAAATCAAGTATCGTTGCTTTTTTTCCTAATTCTTTTACTAGTTTTTTTACTTGATTTGATAAAACTATTAAGTTATCAATATGCTTAAAATCACTCCAAGGAATTGAATTTCCTGAAACTCCAAAAGTTGCATAACGAGTAAAATAAACAGGTTTTTCGGTTTTATCTTCAAAAGTTGCTTTTGTTTCTTCTTGAATAATGACAACGCTATTTTGCTTTATACCGCCACGAAATTCTAACAATTCGCCTTCTAAATAAATAAAACCGTTTGTTATTTGGTTTCCGCTAATTTCGCATCCGCTGATAATTGTTTTATCGCCCGCCAAAAAACCAAAAGCATTAAAAATCTGCCATGCTTTTTGCATTTCGGTAAGCGTATTTGTTTCCAAAGGAAAACCGCCATTTTGTTGAAAATCAAGATAATTCATATCGCAATTATTTTATATTTTTTTGTTCCTTTTTTGAATATTTCAATCCACTTTTCGAGTGCTATTTTTTGTGATTTTACAGTGCTATCTGGTACGTAAACAATAAAATCAATTCCTGTATCGGCATAATCAGTTTTATCATTTATAAAAAGTTTACCAAGAAATACTGGTTTTTGTTCCGCCCGTGTATAAATATAATGTCGCTCAAATTGATTGCCATCACCAATTCTGATACGTCTTAAATCGGCATCAAAAACATCATTTAAGGCTTTACGTAAATAGCATCTTTGCCCATTATGATTTAAAATAAATTCATCAGCAACCCGCATTTTTAAAAATTCGGCGTGTAAATTAGCTACTGGAGATATGAGCGTTTTTATAAAACCAATCATTTTTGGTTTGCGTAAATCGGTAGGTAATAAAAGTATTGCCCATTTATAAAAATCAATATTATACCACATAACTAATATTTTCAAAAGTTTCAATTTCGAAATAACCACTTGCGGGTATTTTACTAACTTCAATTAATTGAGGTGTTCCGTGTGTATCTTTTGAAGCGTCTAAAGAGCTACTTTTTACCTCCACAATATGTGCGATTTTAACGCCTTTAATCGCCTGTAATTTATCGACCATTGTTTGCAATATTAACTCGCCATCAAAAGGCAATTCTTTCATAAACTGCTGTAAAGCTTCTTCAATTGGTTTATTTCCGTGTAATATTGACATACCAGTTTCATCTAAAACTAAGGCATCTCTATAAATTTTTAAGGTTAAAAATAGTTTATCCGCTAAATGATTGATAACGGTAATATCATCTCCAGCAAATTTAATTTCTTCAAAATACTGCTCTAAAGATTCTTCTTGTTGTGGCGTAATTCTTGAAAGTTTTCCGTTTATTTCGGTGGCAACTTTTATAACAATTGTTCCTGGTACTTCACCATCATTTGCGGTGGCATATTTTATAATTTTTGAAGCGTCTATTTCTTCGGATGTTGCTGTTTCATTTTTAAATTTATCGGTATCAGCAATTAAATCAAAACCATTTTGAAAAGCTAATGCCATAATTCTGTACCACGGTAATGTTCCTGCTTTTTCGTGCGCCAATCTATAATCTATGTACTTTCGGTGAGCATCAAAATAGCTTCGTAAATCTTGAAAACAAAAAGCCACGATAAACAAAAACAAATTCCAAATAGATACTTTGCTAGTACTATTTAAGTCTTTTAAGGAACTTTCATTTTCCTTAATGGCTATCATTTTAGCTTTAATTTCTTGTACTTTCATGGTCTTTTTTAAGTCTTTTTTGAATTATTCCTGAGCTTTAGCTCACTTTAAAATCAATTCCAATTGCCCAGCATCCGATGCCTTCACAACCTGTAATTACATCAATATTAGTTTGTGTTAATGCCGTTGCAGGAAGTATTTTTTTTGCTTGATAATAGTTTAAATGGTCTTTATTATAAATAACATTTTCAGGAATAATAATTTTATCTCCAGTTTCAATAACCTCACTTGGTGCTTTATTATTAGCTCTTGCAATTAAGGAAGCGTTAACGGCTAAACCTGTTGTTAAGATTGCGATATCTAAAAAAGATTGTTTATTGAGTGCTATTATTTGCATCTTTAAGTTGCTTTTTTAACAATTTGTTTTCGGTGTCTTTTTCACGGAGCTCTCTTTTTAAAGAAAGTATAAATTTGTTTTTTAGCTTTATCTCGTCTTCTAACAAGTTATTTTTTCGCTTATATGAAGACTCCAGCTGGCTCATTTCTTCGGTCATCATTTGAAACTTTCGTTCCCATAACTGAGAAGTTTCTTGATATTTTTTTTCGTACCGAATCGGTAAATCATCCAATGCTGATTTATACATATCAATAACCTTAGAGCCGTTATCAATTTCTTTGCTTTCAACATCTGCCTCAACACCTTTTGTAATAGCATTATTTTTTCTTCGCTCCAAAATTGCCATTCCAACTCCTCCAGCTCCTAAAGTGTAACTCAATATTTCGCCTATATTTTCTTGTATAAAACTTACCATTAAATTTTAATTTTCAGGTTTTCAAAACCTCCAGTTAAATCAATCGTTGGATTTTTATAACCAACATATTCTAGTTGCATCTTTAAATTTCGTTTAAATTCAATTTCAGAAACATTGGTTTTTATATAATTAATCGCACCAAAACCAACTAAAGGAAATTCTTTAAACTCGCCTTTATTAGAAAGTAAAACAATTTCAACGTTTTGTTGATCCGATTTTCCAATCACAAAATCACCGTTTTCAATCGCTAAGTCACCATTTTCATCAAGTAATAAATCCATAATTATTATTTAATTATACCTGTTCCTGTTACCGGTCCACCTGTGGCACTAGCTCCAGTAACGGTGGTAGTTCTACCAATAACAAAATCGTTAATTGCTTTTGCTTCTTTAAGCGCCATTTCTTTGCGTGCTACTTCGGGTTTTATCGTTGGGTTATTCGAATATTCTTCACGGATTTCAAATAATTTATCGGCTAATTGCTTTTGAGTGCTAGGCATTATTTAAGTACTTTATTAAAACGTTTTTTTATGGCATTCATCGCAGGAACATTAATTGTATTTCCTTGGATAACTAAAATTTTATTTAGCTCATCAATTAAATCATTGATAATTGTTTTAAAGGATTCTCCTTTATTACCAACGGATAAACCTTGTTTATTACAATCAACTTCAAATTCATCAATTTGAATAGTAACACGGTCAATTTCGGTGTATTTTATAATGGCTGTTTCTTGCGGATTATTTTCAATTTCAACAACTAAAACCTCCGAGTTTATTTTTGGATATACAATAAAAGAACTTTCAAAATCGCCAACAACGGCATTTAAACGCACGTCTAATAATTCAGATAAATGTTCTCTTTCAACGGTGCAAGTAGTTTCTGTAATTTCAGTTACTTTGCCGATACTTGTTTTTAAAGCCTTTTTAGAAACCGAATTAATAGCCCGAACAAACTCTTCCATGATATTTTTGTTAAAAGCCAAACGCTTATAATTACTATTGAAATTTTACCTATTGCAATCCAAAGCTTTTGCCACCAGCTCAATTGTTTTTCAATAATTTTAGCGGGTAGTGTTATTGTTTTAATTTTACTTATTTGCTCTTGAATATGTTGTTCTTTCCATTTTACAAATAGCTTTTGGGCTTTAGCTTTACAACTCACACTTAAAATATTATTCTCTAAATGTACCCTTGGAGGTTTTAAAATTTCCCCTGATATTTCCTTTGGAATTACTGAGTTATAATAAAAGTTACTTTTTTCATTTTCTTCTTGAGAAACAAGTATCGGATTATTATTAATACATTTAATGTAAGCGAAATAAAAAGAGCTATCTTTTTTGGTTGAAAAAATAGTATCTCTCAATATTTCTTTTATAATTTTTTTAGATTCAATACTTGTACTTTCAGTAGGTGGTTTAATCGTTTTACAACTCACTAAACAAACTATTAAAAGCATACTTAAACAATATTTAAACATCATTTTATTTGATTTTAAAGGATACCTTATTTGTCCGTTTGTATCCGTCAGATTTATTAATATTTACAATAACACTCTCCACAAAAAGAGTCATATCTCGATGTTTGTCTGGATAGTTTGGGTCTGTTAATTTCATGCTATCTCCAGCATTTGTAAAAGGAATTGCCCAACTATCTAATGCACCACCGTAACCTGTATAAACATGGGTATCGTGTATTTTATGCACCCATTCTTTTACTTCATTTTCTGATAAATTTAAAGGTAAATGCAACGTTCTATGATCGCCACTTGTATCGCCATATTCATAGGTTATCTTTTTAGAAGTTCCTGTTTGATGACTAATCCCTTTATAAAATCGTTTCCGTTGCTCTTTCGTTTCATATTTTAAACTGTTAGAATTGCGGATATTTTTACCAAAAACAAAATCATGCGATACTGCGGGTTTAAAATCAACGGTAAGCCCTGCGGTTAAAACTTTATTCTTAAAATAACATCGAATCCCATACTGTTGCTTGAGTTCTTCAATAACTTTATAAGGCGTTGCATTTTCAATCATAAATTTACCAAGAGGCATATTTAAAGCTTCAATTTCATAGGCTGGAGCGATAAACTTTAACAAATCTTCTAAGGTTACTGAAGCGAAAGTTTTATTTATTTTTTCTTTCTTTTTCAGTTGATACATTTCATCTTCACAGATTAAAAGCAACGGAATTTCTGCACCAATTTCATCAATATAGCCTTCAAATTCTACTTTTAACTCGTCGTTATATCCAGCTTCTATTTTAATAGTATCGCCTGATTTTATGATTTCGAGCAAGTTCTTTTGTGCCAATGATACATTTTCGCCATTTTCCTGTGCATTTTTAAACGCTCTAGGAAGTGTAATTTTAGCAGTATCTGAAAACTTTTCAATGGTATTTTCTATATAAATAGATTCTACAACGCCAAATTGTATTGCTTCATTAATAGTGATTTTTACGGCAATATTATAATACTGATAATTCATTTTACATCGGATTTAATAGCGTATAATTAACTCCTTTTATGCTTTTAGCCGATAAACTAATTTGCACGGTATCGGCAAAACCTTCTACTGGCGTTATTGAAACAGCGGTTAAATAAATACTATCAATATCTTTGTCATAAAACTGTTCACCATAAACTTCAATAATATCATTATGCTCAAAAAAACGAGCTAATAAATCTATTTTATATGAAGGATATTCACGGTTATCAACATCTATTAAAATACCTCGAATATCAATAGACCACGGTTTTGTACCCCAACGCTCAACAACAACGCTATCACTTCCTGATGCTTCCGTTTCAATTAAATTTTTCTCTCGAGAAAAACTTACCATTAACGGCGGTGCGTATGTAGTAGCATTTTTACCAGTAATCATTTCGCCAAATAACAATTCTTCGCCCGCATACTTAAAAGTGATATTTTCGGCATCTGAACAAGCATCGTCATAAAATTCAACATCGTACTTATTATCTTCTTTAATAAGTATTGCTTTGTTTAGTAATTTGCTAATTGCAACCGCTCCAAAAGCGGCTGCATAACGAGCTGCTAAATTTATAACAATGGCTTCTCCGTTATTCATTTGTTTTAATTGTTAAAATACCTTGAGTTGATAACCAGTTTATTTGTGCCCATTTTATTGCCCAAACATCATCCGTTAATTTCTCAGGAAAAGGGATATGTAAAAAATGACTAATCAAAGCATCCGCCTTAAAATATAAATCGAATGCTTCTTCTTCGTTAAGCCTAGAACATCGCTCTAAACTTTCCCAAACTTTCCCTGGCGTATTGGAATTAAATCCATTAATAAACCTGCAACGGCATAAAATAATCCGTCATCGTTTACTACTTCTTCTTTCCCTGTTAGTAAACAATTTTTCACTAAAATTTCTTGTCCTTTTTTGGGGTCGGATTGCATGAATTTCATAGTTTGCCCCACAACGCTACGCTTTGGAATAATTGCCAATACTTCCAGCTCGTCGATATTAAAATCGTCTAATGGTAAAATCAACGATTTTAATTTGTCGCCGTGTTGTTTTTTTAGCGTTTCTTTTACTTCTTTACTAACTTCTTTTAATGCCATTTTAAAGGGTATTTAAATCTTGTTTAATTGTTTTGTTTAAAACCTTATTTTAAAAAATTAAGGTGCTACGTTTAATTTCACTTTTAAAGCAAATAAATCGTAATCTTTTACCAGCCCCATGTCGCCAGACACTTCACGACCTTCATTTTGAAATTTTGCCAAAATAGTATCCACAACTATAATATTGAACTCATTGACAAATTCTACGGTAATCAAAAAAGGCTTAATGTTCATAATACTTCCTTTTGATGCAGTTTCAAAAGGAGTTATATCGTGCATCATTATAGCTATTGATGCGTTTGGTTTTATTTTACCGTGAGACCATGAAGTCGGATTTGCTCCTAATGAATAATTCAATTGATTTTCCTGTTCATTTCCGTAGGTAATTTTAGTTACTTCTAAAGGAACTCCATTTAGTTGAACTTTTACGTCGGCAGAATCGTATGCTTTTCCGTTTCTTGTAACTTTTGACATTTTACGCTTGTGTTTTTAAATTAATAGTTCCTTTTATTTCACCAATTGCTCCTTTAGGAACTAAAACAAAGGAAACTTTCAACTCTTTAGAAACAATTAAATCACTGTCTTTATCAACAAAGGTTTTACCGAATGTAATTTCGCTACGTTGCTCCATATCTTCAAAAACTTTGTCGCCAATATCTTCTAGGGCAACAACTACTCCTGGAGGAATTTTACCTGTATCTTTATTGACTACCCAATCTGTTTTTACCTTAGGTAAATATGCCGTTCGCAAACCTCTTACAGCTTTATCTAAAACACGCCCATAAGCAATAGTATGCTCGTTAACTTTGTTGTTTGCATCTACAATAATAGGCGTACAAGTGTGATCGTTATTTATACGAACACCCGCCATACCTGTATATTCTAAACCAAAAAGATAGCCTTTGGTTTCAAGTGTTTGCAGGTCCTCAAAAATTTCATCATTTTGTTTATGTGATGATAAACCTGGTTCTAACCAAGCATCTTTTGTGGCATCGGTAATATTGAATTTTTCATTATTACCAACATTTTCATTTACTTTCGCCTTGGCACAAATACCTAATAAACTACCTACATCCGCAAATTGACGATTTGTAGGTGTCTTTGTTTGTGTTTCCGCGTAATGGTAATCTTGACCAATAAACACAGAAACTTTTGTGGCATTAAGATTTTCTATTTCTCTTAAATTAGCCATACTAGAGGCGTTACTTCCACAGTTATATCCCTCTAAAAACACTTGGCAAGGCATGTGGTTATTGTAAGCCCATAAAGCTAATCCTTGAGCTTTTGGAATTGCGCTATACACATTTTCTGGCATTCCATTTAACATGGTATATTGACCAGGTTCATTATAGGCAACGGCTATTTGTTTAATTTTTCCTTTCGCAAAAGCTAACATTCTTTTAGCCTGTTCTTCACAAATAGAGCTCATTGTTCTTAATCCACTTTCCACAACCATTAGGTACAATTCAGTACCATCTCCAGCGTTTCGGTAAAATTCTTTTAGGTGCCTATGTAAAATTGTGTTTTTCGTAGTATCGAAAGTTTCCGTAATTCCTAAAGATTCGACATCTTTCATGTTGTAAACTACTTTAGGGCTATCGAAACCAAGTGGTGTAGGAGCGGAAACCGCCCCTACAATTATTCCACTTACAGAATCTGCACCCCCCAGTACATTTGCACCCTGTTGTCCTTTTTTTATACTTACACCATTTATATTCGACATCATTTAATTGGCTTTAGTACTATCTTTATTATCTGCTTCTTTTAAAGCTTTTCCTTCAGCTTCCTTTTCGGCATCTTCTAAGGCTTGCTGTTCTGCTTCTTTTTGGGCTTTCTCTTCTGCCTCCTTTTCAGCCTGTTTTTGCGTAAGAGAAACTACTTCTCTCTTTACAATTTCTAACTTTTCGCCTGCTTTAAGGCTATTATCTCCCAAGTATTTTTCCGTAAAAAACTCGCCTTTTGGGTTGATGTAAACGGCTTCGGCATCTTGGAACTTGCCTAATATTTCGTGGGCTTTTTTTCTTTGTTCTCTTGTCATCACTTTAAAAGAATTTACTCGTTAGCACTTACAATTGCACCAAAACCGTGCTCTTGCTTTTTGTCACATAAACCGTAAGAATGCAATCTAAACTCACTTGTCGGATTCGCATTTCGTGTATCTGTATTCATTGGTTTGAATAAAGTTTGTACACTTTCAATATGATATACCGTATTTGGCGCATAATAAAACACAGACCCTTTTTGGTCGGTAGCACCAACTACTGCTCCTTGAGATTTTAACGCTCCTGATGCGTCGTAATAAACAGAACTATTATTCTCAAAAAACTTCAAATTAAAGAAGCGTTCGATAGCGCCTGTTTTTGGGTTGATAATTAAATCACGATAATTGTTTGTTGCGCCTCTATCGTGTAATAAATCTGACTTGTGGTGGTCGCATAAAATCATGTGCCAAGCTGATTTATCTGTAAGATTCAAACCTTCTAATAGCACTAAATAATCAACTAAATCTGTATAAGTTAAACGTTTTCTTCCGTTAATTACAGCGCCCGTAGTTCTTAAAATTGGCATTTTACCAGCAACATGTTTTTCTGGTGCTAATTTGTGCATCGCATAATCACGAACACCAATTTTAAAAGATTCGGAATGTTTCACTCTAATAGCTGCATCTTTATCAAAAGCCATTGCTCTTAATTCTGCGTCTGTAACTTGAGTTAAATCCGTGTCTAATTTGTCCCAGTTTACCAATCCTTTTTTACCAGTCATTGATTGTGGCGTAAAAGCATCTCCTTTATTTATATGAAAACCAACATTATTGATTAACTTATTAAACTTGATACCATCCTTGTCAATTGCGGCAGGATTTGGGCGTTTAAGAGTTCCGATAAAATCATCGTTGAAATTTTTAAACTCCTCTAATAATTGTGGCTCCACATACTGTTCTAACCATATTCCATCTACTAATGCTGGCATTATTTATTGTATTTAGCGTTAAACATTTTATCATACTCCGCAGGGCTTTTTTCTGCTAGTTTTTCCAATCCTTTTGGATCTTCTTTTTGCCATTTGTCAAAATCCCAAGTAGCACGAGTTTCAGGCTGTTTAGGGTCACCATTTTTAATTGCATCTGCAATATTTGGAGCGGCATTATTTTTTGGAGCTTTCAGCACAATTCTTAAAGCTTCAACACCCGCTGATTCTCCTATTTTAGCGTAAACTTCTCTTTGCGTAGCATCGAATAGTTTATCCTTTTCGGCAGTATCTAAAAGGGCTTTTATTTCACCTTTTTTATAATCCGCCAAGGCAGTTTCAGCAACTTTACGAGCTTGTATTTCTGTTTGTAATTGAGCTTGTACCGCCGTTATAATAGCAGTATCTGAACTTTGTGCAGTAACTTCCGATAAGCCCAAAGCCGTAATCAGTGGTTGTTTCATATTCGTTTTTTTTATCGTATTTGTTTTATTAATTGGTGTGGTTAACAAGGCAGCGTATCTACTGGACACTTCTGAAATTTGTAAGGCGGTAGGGTCTTCAATAACTACTGGAAGTTTTACAACCGCAGGAATTATTTTAGATACCAAACCTAAAGCCAAGCATTTTTCGGCATCAAACCAGTTATCACCAACTAACCATAATTTTACTTTTGCTTCTGGTAAACCTGTTTTTGCAACTAACTTTCTTACAAAATCTTTTTCCATTGACCGCAATAAGTCAACTTCTTTTTGGATTTCATCGGCAGTACCACGAGGGTTTGCCGATGGCGCATGAATCATTAAATATCCATTATCTACTATTTCAACATTTTCAATAGCTGTTGTAGCTATAGCTCCCATACTAGCAGCAATTCCATCAACTACAAGTTTGCTAACTTTTGTTGATTTATTTAGACCGTTAAAAATGAAATTCCCCGCAAAAACATCGCCACCAATAGTATGCAGATGTACTTCTACGTCGTCATATTCAGCTGTTATTCTATTTAGGCATGAATCAAAATATTCGCCATCACCGTTCCAAATTCTGCCGTATGCTTGTAGTTTATTTCCAAGGGTTCTTATAATCATTTTAACGGATGTTTTTACCTAATTTTCAGCAAACATAAAGCTGTAATATGGATATAAAAACTACTTAAGTAATAGTTGCAATACATTGAAAATAAGTAGTTTATTTTTTTGATTTTTGTTATAAAACACATGGTAATCAATGGCTAAAAGAACAAATAATGAACCTATAAGAGCAATCGCACAACGAATGTTTGTAGAAGAAGGACTCAATGCAAAAGCCATTGCTATTGCGTTGGATAAAACAGAACAAACTATCGGGCGATGGCGTAAAGGTTTTGGTGATAATCCTATTAGCTGGGATGAAGAACGAAAACAGTTTTTAGCAACGCCTCATAATATTCGCAAATTAATAGCCAAAGAACTTTCTCAACTTGTAGAAGGAAAAGATGCCGCCCTAGATATGAAAGCAATTCAGGCGGCTATTAAGGCTTTGCAAGATATGGCAGATGAAACATCTGTAGAAGTTGTATATACAGTATTCAAAGAATTTGATAATTGGATGGCAGAGCAAGAACCTGAAATTGCAATTAGTTTTTTAGAATGGCATAAAAATTATTTATTACACAAAGCACAACAAACATCATAATGAGCGCTATTGGATTAAATACAGCAATGGAAAAGTTGCTAAAAAGTTATGATGCTCACTGTAAATCAGTAGAGCAATCTACTTTTATAGACCTTAACCAAACACCAGCCGAACGTAGAAAGAAAATAAAAGCCTTAGAAAAAGACTATATTACTTGGTTTGCTGAAATGTTTCCGCAATACGCAAAAGTTGAAAGTGCTTGGTTTCACAAAAAAATAGCAAAGCTTTTAATAGATAATGATGTTTGTAATTTACTAGCCGAAATATATCGGTCTGGAGCAAAATCAGTGCATTTATGTATGGGTATTCCGTTGTATTTGTACGTTACTAAACGAATGAAATTTATGCTTTTAGTTGGGCAAACCGAACCAAAGGCAAAAAAACTAATTTCAGATATTCAAAGTCAATTAACGCACAATCGTAGATTTTTACATTATTACGGTAAAAAATTTAAGTTTGGCGATTGGGCTTCTGGTGATTTTACCACAACCGATGATGTTAAATTTATCGCCATGGGTATTGGTCAATCGCCTCGTGGTTTACGTGAAGGAAATGAACGACCTGATTATATTGTTGTTGATGATGTAGATACAAAAGAACGCTGTTATAATGATGTTCGAAGTCAAAAAGCAGCCGAATGGGTTTGGGAAGATTTAAAGGGAACTTTTGATGAAGGTGGTAAATTTCAACGCTTTGTAGTTGCCAATAATAACTTTCATAAAAATACTGTAATCAATCAGCTAAAAGCAGATTTTACGCTAAATAATAAAAAGGCAAAGGAATTTGGTTTTAAGAAAAAACACTTTGTAGTAACCGTAAATGCCGTTAAAAACTTAACGACTTTTGAGCCTAATTGGCCCGCAAAAACAAGTGCAGAATATTGGCGTGAAAAATACCATTCTACGCCGCATCGTTCTTTTATGCGTGAATATATGCACAAGCATATTGTGGAAGGTGCTATTTTTAAAAATGAATATATCAGTTATAAAAATAGATTAAAATACAGCCAATATGATGCTTTATGTTTTTATGGCGATTTATCGTACAAAGATGCTGGAGATTTTAAAGCGATGGTTTTCGTTGGGAAAAAAGGACGTGAATTTCATTTATTAGATTGCTTTGTTAGGCAAACATCTCGATACAATGTCGCAAAATGGTTATATGAAAAGGTAGAAGATGAAAATTTACTTCAATACAATATTCAATATATGATTGAAGGACTTTTTGCTCAAGATGAATTTGTAAGCGATTTTGATGCCGTTGGCGATGAAATGGGCTGGTATGTTCCCGTTGTTGCTGATAACAAAAGTAAAAGCGGAAAGTTTGACCGTGTGGAAAGTATGGCAGGGTATTTTGAGCGTAAAAATGTATTTTTTAATGCTAAAATAAAAGATACTATTGATTGCCTTGAATTACTAGACCAATTATTAGCCTTTCAAAAAGGAAGTGGTGTGCATGATGATGCGCCAGATAGTTTACAATCTGCAATTGCAAAATTAAACACGTCCGCTTTTATAAACTCAACACCTCCAAGAACTACCAGTAGAAAAGAATTAATCAAAAAACAAAAAAACAGATTTTAATGGCATTTATAACTGATGATGATTATACCGTTTTGGTACGTAACGAGGTAAAAGAAATTTTACTTGAAAATTATTCTGAAACAAAATTAAGAGGTGCCGAACAAATGGCATTGGCACAAATTAGAAACTATTTAGCAGGTAAATACGACGTAAACGAAATATTTAGTCAAGTAGCTGAAGCCCGAAATAGTCATATTTTAATGCTCGTATTAGATTGTGCCTTGTATCATTTATACACAAGTACTGTGCCTCGAAGCATGCCCGATATTCGTTCGGCTCGTTATCAAGATGCTATTGATTGGCTCAAACTTGTAGCCTCTGGAGATACCACCGCAGATTTGCCAAAAAAAACAAATGAAGAAGGAGAAGTTTTACAAGGCATAAAATTTACATCAAAACACAAACCCGAAAACCATCGTTGGTAAAAACAATATTTAAAACGGCTTTAAAAGCTATTTAAAAAGAAAGAAAATGAAAGTATTAGGATACGATGTAAACATAAAAAAAGCAAGCATTTTAGCGAAAGCTGAAACTCCAAATAATTCAGGAAAACGAAATCCTGGTATTATCAAAATAGCACAAGGTTTTAAAGATACTAGCCGTAAAGATATTCAGAAATGGAGACAAGCTTTACAATTAATGCAGCATCCAGAAGAACCAAAATTTAATGCGTATTATGATTTAATTTCCGATTTATTAACCGATGGGCATTTACAGTCGCAAATACAAATGCGTAAAATGTCCACATTAAATTCCAATTTTCAAGTTATTAATCGGAAAACGAAAGATATTAATGAGGACCTTAGTTTTATTTTACAACAACAATGGTTTTATGAGTTTTTAGAACACGCAATAGACCATATTATTTTTGGAACTACATTAATTGAGTTTTCTGAATTTCAAAATGAAAAAATAAAACACACGATTATACCTCGCAGAAATGTTGTTACTACGCAAAAGAAAATATTTCCAGACTTGCAAAAACCTCAATTTATAGATTATGCAAATCCAATGTTTGAAAATTGGTTAATTCAAATAGGTAAAAACGGTGAGCTAGGTATTCTAAACAACATTATTCCGAATCTTATTTGGCTACGTAATGTAATGCAGGCGTGGGCTGAATTTTGTGAAAAATTTGGATTGCCACTGATAACAGCAACGACCAATACAACGGACACAAAAACCATTGATAATGTTCACGCCATGCTATTACAGTTAGGCGAAGCCTCTGTTGGTACTTTTCCGACTGGAACAGAAATAAAATTTCAAGAGGCAAACAGAACGGACGCTTACAACACCTATTTGCATTTTATAAAAACCAATATGGATATGGTAAGTAAGCAGTTAGTTGGCTCTACAATGCTATCCGATCAGGGTTCTAACAGAAGTCAAACAGAAGTACACGAACGTACTTTAGATAAAAAAATAGCACAAGCTGATAAGCGTTTAATTTCATTTATAATTAATGACCAATTATTTCCATTACTCGAAGCACAAGGTTATAAAATAAGCCCAGAAGATATGTTTGAATTTAAACCTGCAGAAGAGGTTTTAAATTTAAAAGACCTTTGGAGTATTACTGATGGCTTGCTACAAAGTGGGCATGAAATACCTTTAGATTGGCTTTCCAAATCATTTAATATTCCTATTGATAGTAAAAAAAAAAGCATAACGATAACTCCAAATAAACCAATAATTGCACTATCGGAACAGCGTTATCCTACGAGTTGTTGCCCAAGTACAATTGTTGCCGTTGGTGGTGCTATGGGTAGGTTACTAACTAAATTAAACAGCCAATTAATAAAAGAAATATACAATAAATCGGATACTTCGGGTATTGCTGGAAAAATGATTGTTTTGGAAGCTTTGGAGTTATTTAAAGGTTTAAAATCTAAATTTTCAAGCACCACACAATACACAGGGCCTGATTTACTAATGCTTCAAATGATGGAATATAATCTGTTTGAATTTACGGCAAGTAAAACCGAAGCTCGACTATCGGCAATGACTAATTTATTAATTGATAAAGAAAATAAAAAGCTTCGTGAATACAGCGATTTTAAAGCATTGTGCGAAAAAGAAACCAAAGAATTTAACAGTAATTGGCTACAAACAGAATATAATTTATCGGTAGCCGTTGGGCAAAATTCAGCAAGTTATATCCGTATGATGGCTGAAAAAGATACGGTAACTTCTTATGTACAATACCAAACTATTGGCGATGGAAGTGTACGAAATTCACATAGGGCATTAGATGGGCGTATTTTTAATTTGTCTGATAAAAATGCCATGGATTTATTACCCCCAAATGGTTATGGTTGCCGATGTGAACTTGTGCAATATATAGGAGATACCAAAGGAAAAGTAACAACAGGAAAATACGCCAAAGAATTATTAGTAGAACAAGACCCTAAATATAGAAACTCACAATTTGAAGTAAACCGTGCAAATTTAAAACAGGTATTTACAAAAAAACAATTTTATACCGATATAAAAGGACTTCCTGAAAAATTGAATAAAATGACTTTTGATAAATATGGCTTAAAAGCTCATGCAAGTTTTAAAGATTCTTTAAAGAATATTGAACTAGATGATACCATTACGAAAGAAAATGTAAAAGAATTGTTTAAAAAAGAAAAAGGCGAAACCTACATGGGGTTTGAAGATTATTTAGGCAGAAAAATGACTTTAGATAAAGCTATTTTTGATGACCATATAGAAAATCATTATTTAAACGAAAAAGAACAAAGAGATAAAATATTTCCGCATATAAAAGATATTCTTAAAAAACCTGATGAAGTTTGGTATTATGACACTAATAACAATGGTCAAAAATTTCAGTCAAGATATATTAAATTTTATAAGGATAAAGTAATAATAATTGATTGTGATTTAGACGAAAAAAAAGGCTTAAAAATTAAAACTTGGTATCCTATGAAAGCAATAGAAAATAAAATAAGAAAAGGTTTAAAAATAAAATAGAGGTAAGGAATTCATAAAACTTAGCCCGTGTAAACTCATAAAAGAGCCGACTGTATTCACCGCTATGTTCCTCTAACAGTGAGCGATATTAATAGAAGTTTTACAAATTCCTACTACAAATATACAAAATATAAAACAAAGACTATGGCAACCTCAAAAATGACGATGTTATTAGATTTAAGCACTAAGCTTTTTGGCGGTAAACTTCAAAAATTACAAAGCAAATTTGATAAATTTGGAACTAAAGTTGGTGGAAAAATAGACAAACTAAGATTAAAATATCAAGGTTTTATTGATGAAATACCAGGATTAGGGCGTGCAATGGATTTATTAAAAAATCCAATGGCATTGGCTACCGTAGGAATACTAGGCGTTGGTATTGCTTTTGGCGCACTCGCCACAAAAGGCGTGCAAGCCGCCGAAAAGTTTGACACTGCTTTTTTGCCCATTAAACAATTGAACCTTGATAAATCAAAAGTAGAACTTGATAGTTATCGTTCCAAAATTAGAGATGCCGCTTTTGATATTGGTACAAATCTTGGCGATTCTACTAATGCAATGTACGATTTACAATCTGCTACTGGCTTATACGGTAAAGATGCTATTGCTGTTTTTAAAAAAGTAGGGCGTTACTCTCAAGCAACTGGAGCTGATTTAGGCGATTCGATGAACTCCACCACAAAAGCAATGAAAGCCTTTGGTATTGGCGTTGGCGGTATTGATGCTTTATTAGCCTCGAACGCTAAAACGGTGCAAACAGGTATTGTTACTTTTGATGAACTCGCTAAAGTACAAACGGAATATGCGGGTGCAACAAGTGCGGCAGGGCAAAGTGTTGATGTTGGTAATAAGGTTTTTGCCATGTTTACTTCTATTAGTAAAAATGCTGATATTGCAGCAGGTCAAACAAAAAACTTTTTTGATGGTTTAGGAGCTCAAGGTTCAAAAATAAAAAAAGAACTAGATATTGATATATTTGGTGTAGATGGCAAAATGAAAGATGCCGATAAGTTATTGATTGATATTAGTCAGAAGTTTAAAAACATGACGGATAAAGAAATAACTGATACCATTAATAAAATTGGAGGTCCTGAAGGATTACGAACCGCATTAGCAAAAGTAAAAACAGGAGCCGATGATATGATTAAAACATTTAATGCTTTTGATAGCTCTAAATTTAGCCTAAAAGACGCCCTAAAAAATGCAGAAGGCGATTTTGGCAAAATGAAAGAAATGTTTAGCAGTAGGCTTGAAGCCGTATTTTCTAAAATAGGTGAAAAAATAATACCATTGCTTGCCAATTTATTTGATACACTTGCTCCTGTATTAGAATGGTTGTATCAAAACATTGATTGGATATTACCTGCTTTTGGGTCATTTGTTACCATATTAGGAGCTGCCACGGCTGCAATGTGGTTATTTAATACCGCCGTATCAGCAAATCCAATTTCTTTAATAATAATTGCTATTTCTGCCTTGGTAGCTTTGGTGGTAACAGCAATAACACATTTTGATTCATGGGGAGCTACAGTACTTTATTTTTTAGGATCTATCGGGATGTTGATTAGTGCCTTTGTATTAGTGCATAAACATTGGGATAGTATTGTAAATGCTTTTAAATCTGATGGTATTATTGGAGGTTTAAAACGTATTGGAATTGTATTGTTGGATGTTTTATTGCGTCCGTTAGAAGGTATTTTAAAAGTAGCCGCAAAATTACCGATTATTGGTAAATATGCAAAAAGCGGATTAGATAAAATACAGGACCTCCGTAAAAATTTAAACTTAACTCCTCCAGAAGAAGATAAGGAAACGGAAAGCGGAAAAGAAACAGTAAAAAAAGATTTATACGGAAATCCAATTACACCAAAAGGAAATATCGACCCTAAAAAAACATTAACAAAACAAGTTAATAAAGTTGTCGGCGACGCCAAACAAACACGTAATATTTCAATTACTATTGATGCTTTAAATAAAGGTGGTATCAATTTAAAAGGTGGTGCAACTCAAGGAATGACTTTGCAAGATGTAGAAAATTGGTTTAACGAGGCTATGATGCGAGTTATACGAAATGCCGAAACGAGCTAATTATGTCTGTAAAATTTAAAGGTGATTTTTTTGAGAAACTTCAAAGAATAGATAACAAATTCTTTTTAAGTAAAATGACTTCGGAAGCTGGAGTAATTGCTGTTAAGTTTTCTAAAGATAGGTTTCGCCAAAAAAACTGGGTGGATACATCTCAAGAAAAATGGACTCCTCGAAAACGAAAAATAGCAGGTTCTATTTTAGTTAAATCGAGTCGTTTAAAACGTTCTATTCGTAAAATTAGTGAGGGTAAATATTATGTACTTATTGGTACGGATGTTCCGTATGCTCAAATACACAATGAAGGTGGCACAATAAAAGCAACCGCAAGAGTAAGAGCGCATAGTAGAACTAGAAAAGGACGTAGCCAGCCTATTAAGGTAAAAGCACATACAAGACAAATGAATGCTAAAATTCCGAAGCGTCAATTTTTAGGAGAATCAGCAGTTTTGGCATTGCGGTTGGAAAATCATATGTATGATAAAGTAACAGACGAAATTTATAAGAAATGAAAGCATTTTATACCGAATTAATCCGAAAATTTGAAGATTCTGATATTAAAAATAAGTTTACAAGTAAAAATTTACCACCCGTTAAATTTGTAGATTTATATGCAGGGCAAGATTATAATGAAAAAGGTTTTGAGGCTCATTTATTTCCTGCTGTTTTTGTAAAGTGGAGTATTGATTATAAGTCAAAAACGCCCATAGCTACGATTACTTTTCGATTGGCGTACGAACAGCTTCGGGATACCAGTAGCATCAGCCGAGCCTCGGAAAAGAGCCTGCAATTTCTCGACTTTATTACGGTAGTAGATGAAGTTATTAAATCCATAGAAACACCAAATACAGGTAAAATTACGTTGTTATCTGAAGATTTTAATATTGAAGATACTATTGTAGATGTATATACGCTGGTATATAACTGTACGTATTCAGGCAAAAAAAACACCCTGAAAACAGCGTTTAAACAGGGTGTTATTGATGATGTTAATTTATCGGGTAATTTACATACTAAACTTTTAATTGATTAAATTTTAGTATTTTCTATATACAAACCGTCTGTACGTTTTTCTACCTGCAGGCGGTATTTTTTTAAATCGGTATAACTATTTAAACGCTTTTTAAAGAATGTTTTAGCAGCGTTTTTATATTCTTCTGAAATAGTAGTATCCTTAAAAGTAATGCCATACATTGTTTTTGATACTTCAATAACTCCAGTTAGTTTCGTGTTTTCTGTTGGCGTGGTTGGATGCTTTTTAAAAACTTCGCTCTGGCGTATTTGTGCAATGCTTAAAAAAGGAAGTAGCAGTACTATTAATAGTAGATTTTTCATTCTATTTAATTTGAACGTCTAAAATATTTAGTTTTGTTTTATGAATAGCTTTTTTGATGTTTTTATAATCACTTATTTCAGCTATCCCACTAAATTTATCAAACTCTAAATTGTTTTTTTGCCATCCTAAAGTGTCCCAAAAAAAAGTACCTAATTCAAAATTGAAAAAACGAACAACTTCTGAATTACCATTAATATCAGTAAAAAGAAGGACTTTAATATTTTTCTCTTTATTCAGTACCCACGTATAATTTTTATTTTTTTGATTATATTCATTTATAATCGGTTTTCCATATTTTTTTGTTAATTTTTCTACTGATAATTTGCAGAAATTATTTACTTCCGTTTTAACATCTAAACTATCGCCCGTACTATCAATAGTAATTCCTCCTCCTATTGTTGTTAACAATATAATAAGAAAAAACGCACCTATTAAAGGCAAGCATCCATATTTTAAAATTTTAGCACTTTTTTCTTTCTTTTTTCTTTCTTCTTCTGTCGAATCTTTCATATTATCTTTTTTTCAAATATAAACAAAAAAAACCGCTCCAAAATTGAAGCGGTTTTAAAAATTATTTTTCCGTGAAGCATTGCATACTTAAAGTAGTCAGGCTAATATCTTCTTCTCCTGAAGGAATAGCACAGATATAATCTTTTATATCAAACGTACCATCTGGATTTTTATCTAACGACATCCATCGACTTTCTTTTACCTTTTCGCCTAACTCGGTAATAACACCTTGATAGGTTAATTCATACTTTCTTCCGTTTGGAAATTCTCTAATAAAACCAATTTCTTTACTCATCTTTTTTGTTTTAAACAATTATTATTTTACTTGGTATTAACTATTTTTCAGCGTTAAAAAACACTTTATAATACTTCATCTTTTTAGCCTCATCATATCCTAACTCTAAATATTCAGAAGCGGCATCTGGAGCATCAATATCAATTTTTATCTGAATATTAGTATCTAGTTTAATTTCAGATTTAAACTTGCTTTTTTCCTTTTTTAGTACGGCTTCTGATACTTCAAAATTGTTACGAATTAAAACATCGTTTAGCTTTTCAAAATGTTTTTTGTAGTCTTCAAACATTTCTTGGTGTTTTTCATCTTCAAAAACTTCTTCTTTAAAATTATGATAATCTACATTTTCTTGCTCTTTAAAATAATCAACTGTGTTGGCTAAAAACTTACTTTGTTCTTGTTTACCAAATTCAGGCTTTATAATTTCTTCAGAAAAATCTTTACACATTTCTAAATAATTTTGGGTGTGTAAATTACCATCATTTGCAAACTGCACGTTTAAGAAGTTTTTAATCCAGTACTGTGCATCGTAATTATTGTTATCTACGGATAACACCACCGTTCCTTCAGTATCGGTTGTATTTAAAATTAAACAACCTTTGTCTAGCTTTTTTGTTGATATTCCTTTTTGAACAACCACATCAAAACTTTCTTCTTCTTTATAGGTTTGAAAAAAATCAACTTTACTTTCTATTTTAAAAACACCAACTGCATTGGTTAAAATATTTTTATATTCGATATTTTCAAAATATACAACCAATACATCGCCTGTTTTTATTTGAGCTGAATTTGATTGTTCAAATAAATGATTTACAATATTTATTGAGTTTTCAATAAATACATCTTCATCATCAAAAATAGCATCAGTGTATTTATTAACTTCATTTAAACGAACATCGGCTTGATGACTAAATCGGTAACTTTGTGTAAGCGTTTGAAAAGACTTTAATAAAAAAGGCATTAATAATTCATAGCTTTCTTCATCAAAACGAACTAATTCTTCAGAAAATGAATTTTGACCACTGTTAAATTTATTTGCTACTTTATGAATAATACATTTACTAATTTCGGCACGGGTTCTTTTTATCATTTTGTTGTTTTTTTATAATTTAGTTGGCATTAAAATACTAGCCTTTAACAAAGGCTCTCACTAATTTAACAAGTCCATTTAGTAAGTAAGAAAAAACTATCTCTAAGATTATTACAAAACCAATAAACCTCCAAAAGTCTCCTAAAACGTATTGTAGTATTTCTAACATAATTTTATTCTTTTTTTTAATTATTACACTTTACTTAATCAAAATTTAAAAGCGGTTTAAATTGCTTTTAAATACTATTTAATTATTTTTCTTTTGAGCTTTAATAAATGCACAAAAGGTTTTCTTTTGGAGCATCGTTCCCAGTCAAAAATTAAATCTTCTAAAATTTGCTTATCTGCATTTACTGTTATTGCGCTGATGTGTGCTTTAACATTGGCTAACTTAATTTCTTTCTCTTTTTTTTCGGCAAGTAGCTTATAGCTGTGTGCAACTTTACTGGCATCAACATTTGAGTTTTGAATATTCTGCCTGTTTTTTGTATCGTTTTCTCTAACAATTGCTTTTTCTTCAAAATACTGCGGAAGCCAATCACCAAAAATAATATTAGCATCAATTCCTTTTTTTGCGACACCGTATTCACCTTTTCTGGCTTTTTTAAAAAAGATAACCACATCTATTAATGTTTCATTTTCAAAACGCTCTAAACTATCGGAAATTAATATTTCTATTTGCGAATTTGGAAGTTTAGTTGTAAAGGTAAAACCCTCTAAAAATCGAGTTACCAAAACCGACATAAATGTGTATACTAAAACGCCGTTATCACCTCTAAAAACTTCTTTTAAAATTGGATATTTTAATGTTTGCTTAATAGTTAAACCACGCTCTACATTTAATAAATAACCTGAATCTGCTACCATTTTTTTAGCTAAACTTAAAACTTCTTGCGGTTTCACTCGTTGCAACGCTAATTGGGTTTGCGGTACTGCTATTTTGTTCTCTAATTTCTTTAATGATGACATTTAATCGGGAATTTATATATTTTAAATCGGTGTTTTTTTGATGAAATACATTAACATCTTTCCATTTTGATAATATCAGTTTCCAAAGGTTTAAAGTGGCAATTTCATCGTCTGTATTTATGCTTTTTAAATACGTGATAATTTGTTTTAATGCGTTTCCGTCTGCTCCTGTAAATTTTGGAGCTATCCCTAAATAATCTTCATAAAAAAGCGTCCATTCTTCTACAAATTGAGTGTACAGGCTCTTTTGTTTTACTTCTTTTACCTCTAAACTGTAAGAAACTTTGCCTGTGTATTCGGATTGTTTATTTGGAATTTCCTTTTCATAAGCGGGTAAAATTGCTCCTAAATGAAGTATTACAAACGCATCAAATTTTCCTGATAAATAGGCGATTCTTAAAAACCGCCCATTTCGATAGGTTACCTTCAATGTCATTTTTGATTTAACGACATTTATTAGATAGTTTTTCGTCATAACTTTTCTGTATTTGATTTATATAAGCTCGTTTTAACTTTTTATCGTAGGCATTTTTGTAATAAGCTCTGCCGTTATAACCTCTTGCAAAACCCTTCCAATCTTTACGGCGAAGCTCGTCGCTTAAACCAACCGATTTAATAAAATTTACAAACGCTTTTAATTGTGCCTTTTCGCTGTTATACATGGCATTAATAAAGGTTTGAATATTTGAAAACCCACATAATTTATAATTGAAGCCCATAATTTGAAACTTACCCCATGATGCAGATTTTAAGGCGGCTTCTCGGTTTAATTTCTCCGCTTCTTGAAGCCTAAAATGCTCTCGTCTGCCACTTATATAACCGCCAGCTCTGGGGTTTGAAATACTAGGGTATTTTTCCGAAAAAACGCCATCGGTAAATTGATGAAATTTATGACGTTCAAATAAAATAACTGGTTCGCCAGTTTGTAAGAAGCCACCCATAGGCGCCTCAACTTCACATACTGCTTTAATGATAGCGACTTCAACGCCTAAAGTTTTAGCAGCTTCTTTAAAATCTTTTTCGTTTATTTTTCTCATTAGTTGAATAATTTATATTGTGATTTATTTTCTAATTCAATTTTTTCTTTTTCTGCAGAAAGCAATTTTTTAAGCTCTCTTTTGGCAGGCGTTCCTAAATACGTGTGGTAAGTACGATAGCTTATTTTCCATCGTGGATAAATATGTTGCCAGTACATTTCTTTGTAAGAAATATCTTCGTCTTGTTCTCTTAAATAAAGTACAAGCGTTTGAATTTCAATTATTCTCGTATAAAGGTTTTTATTATTATAAGCCATACCAAAGTTTTATTATATTTGCATTTCTCACATTGCAAATAAGTTCTTTAGTCTTGATACGGCTTTGGAACTTTTTTTAATTTACGGAAGGTTTTATTCCGATAAAATTATACCAATCGGCAGTACCTACTTTTGTTTTGTTTTTTTTGAATTTGTGTCGCATACTTTTAAATTGAAGAATTAAAGCAGGAAATTCACAAATTTCATAGCTATTTAAAGGCTTTTTTAAAACACTTTTATTTTTCATAAACACATTGAACTTTTGCCAATCATCGGGTTTATACAAACCGATATTTTGTGCATCATTTAAAATAACGGAGCGCAATCTTTTTAATTCCTGTTGCGTTTGCAGTCGCTGTAATTCTTCTTCTATTGTTATTGGTTTTTTACTTGGAAAAAACAGATAATACAGGGCTTTTAATTCACTTTCTGTAAGTTCTTCAATATCGTAAGTTCTCCTATTGCTTTGCTCAAAAACAGGATACTCTAAACTCGATATGCTGAATTTTGAGTGTAATTCTTCAATCATTTTTTCAGGTTTCATAATTATTATTTTCAAGTTTTATTTGTTCCCTTGGCAAGATTCGAACTTGCTATTATTTTTTAAATAATTCACTCCAGTAGTGCAAGGGAAAAGATTAATTTTATACGGTAAATCTAAATTCTAACTTAGAGGTTCTGCCGTCTTCTTGTTTAATGTATTTCCAGCCACTTACGTACATACTATTTTGAGTTCTAATTTGAGCGGCGATAATTATATCTAAACCTTTGTCGAACTCTGGCGAATCAAAATCATCACGTAAACTGTTTAACTCAACTATTTTTGCTGGATTTAAAAAACCTGTTTTCGCATTTCTTTTTAAAGCGATGTTCACTATTTTTGTTAGTTTCAATGCTTTTGCGTTGTCATCTGCCAAACTTGCTAAGTAATCTTTTATCATTTCAACACCTGAAGTTTCAGTTCCGTCAAATTTTATAGATACATTATGTCCAATTGTGATACTTGCAGAACCATCTTTTAAAGTAGATGTGTGGCTGTCTTGTGATTTTTTACCATATACTAATTGCTTCAATTCTTTTAGCGGTTTGTAATCTTGAAAAAGCATTGTTATTATTGCTTCCGTATTTTTTTGATGATCTACAAGCCCGTCAATATTATTGGTAACAAACTCGGCAGATAGCTCTTTAAAAGTTTTAATATCTTCTTTATACTTCTGCTTTTCTGATTTTTGCTTTTGTTGTAATTTTTTAAGCGTTTCTTGTTCTTCTGGTGATAATGCCATTGTTTTATATTTTAATAATTGTTAATCCTAAGTCGTCCATTGTGCAAAGTTTACTGATATAATAATCTCGTTTTTGCATATTTTGTCGATATGCAAAATGCGTGTCTGGGTGATTTTCTAACCATTTATTTTGCGTGGTTACTTTTACTTCTAAAGCTGATTTTGTAATATTCATAGATTTGCTTTTTTTACAGTTGATTTTGAAAGCTTTTTAAATATTTTGCAGATATAGGTGTCGTATATATCTTGAGCTACATCTTTGGAAACTATCTTATAAAAAGGAGCGAGTTCTTTTAAAAAAAGAGCTTCTAAATCCAATAATTCCTTTTGCCACCAATTAAAAAGCGGTTTACATATCAAAGCCTTTTGTAACTCTTTTGATGTTGTTGTTTTTTGGTTACACCATTCAAACCATACATTAAATATCATTCTGTTATACTGGCTTGGTGTTAGGCTCAATAATCGTTGTACTTCTTTTTTCATGCTATCCTTTTTTTAATAATTTAAGATCTCGGGCATCTGCTCTTTCTTGATTGATAATTAAAGGCGTTATTTCATCTGCACCGCATCTACTTTTTTCAACTATTGCTTTAAAATCTTGGATTAAGATTCTATTTTGGCAGTCCCAGTATATTTCATTTGCTACGGCACCTTCTGGATGTCCTTTTGATACATGAGATATAAAAATGAATAGGGTTGTGTCAAATTCTTCTATTAAATTGAAATAATCTGCGGCTTTTTTGCCTCTAAACACATATTGAACACTATCTACAATAACAATTTTTGGTTGGCGTTTTCGGCGTAATCGCAATACCATATCGTCATATTTTTCTTTTTGAAACGTAAATTTAGAGCTCACTACTTTCATATTATTTAATCGTAATGACCTCATAAAACTCATTCGCATACCTTCCTCAGCAGTATTATATAGCACTTTGCCTGATTTGGTTAATTCTTTCATAAACTGCATTGCGTATGTGGTTTTTCCATGCCCAGAATCTCCATATATTAAAATAGAACCTGACTGCTCCACAACTCCTTGATGCCGTAACCATTCGCCCGTTAGCGCCATAGTTTTAAAACTCTTTTTAGCTATATCTGCATAGCTGTATGCTTTTTTCACTTTTACTTCCATTATTTTACCTCATGTTTTAAGATTTCAACACGTACCGCTCTTAATGAGCCTTTTGTTTTAGCATACATTTGTAAGGGTGTAATTGTAGCTCCGTTTGCCTTGGCTACAAGTGCTATTTGATTTATATGAAATTGTTTTAAATCGCTCTCACCAATAGGTGTAACTTTTTTATAGGCATTACCATATCTATCAAATATTTCAGCAAAACCGACTTTTTTCAAATCTTTTTGTCTTGTCATTTTTTGTTCTAAACCATCAGCCCCCATCATATACCAGCCGCAAAGGTGGGTGGTTGCATTTTCTAGCGCTTTTAACTCTAAAAATGCGGTATAATCTAAATCACCAGCTTCATCTAAAATAATTAAGGGCAGTTCTGCTGTTCGCAATAAAAAAACTAAATCGTCATAAACATCTGCATATCTTCCTGTATGAACAACTCCAAATTCTCTGGCAATTTTTCTAAGTAATTTTTGTTTACTTTTTACTTGTGAACAATCGATATACACTGCATTTTTATTATTTTCAGCATAGTTTTTTCCTGCTACCGTTTTACCGATACCCGCATAATCACAAAATATTCTGCAGATTGATTTTTTTTGACAAGTTTCTAATTGAGTAGTGATGTAATTAAAAGTTTTAGTTTTTACAACTACCCAGGGCGCATTTTCATTTAACTGAACTCTTACAATTCTTGCAATAGAAGTAAGAGCTCCGTCAGATAAAACACCTTCAAGTTCTCCTTTATTTACAAAACGAGAATACTGAGAAACGCTAATACCTAATACTCTTGCGTGTTTAACATCGCTTTTATATAGTTCTCTATCCCTGCGAACTGCTTCAATAATTGTTGTTTTAAGACTATTTTTCATAATTATTTAGATTATTTTATTTAGATTATAAATCGTCAATGGCGTTATTTCTTTCAGAAACTTCATCAAAAGCTTCATATTCAAATTCTTCAATTTTGGCAACTGTTTTTACTATTTCTGGAGTAACATCTATAATTGGCATATCATTTTTTATAATAGCAACCCTACGGAGTTGTTGCTCGGTATCTGTTTTTACCATTTTATCAAACTGGCTTATATATCTAGTAGCGTCTTGATAGCCTTGAACATCTTTGTCCGTCCATTCTGCATTTGCTCTATTAAAAGTTGGTACTGGCTGACATTCGCAAATAAATAGATCGTTCTGATAAATAAATACTTCGTTAATTTCATTGGTTTCCGTTGGTAAATAGTAGGCATCTACGTTGTAATTATTAGAAGCTAACTGGTTTAAAACTGCTGGATTTTCTAATTGAAACTTTTCATATTGAACAGTTACATATTGGCTACGTCTAATAGATGTTTGCGTTTTAAAACCTATGTATTTGGCTAATTGCCCTCTATCTAATTGCGGTAAATCAGGATTAACATGGTGTATAAAAACATCCATTCTACTCATTCCTTGGTATTTCTTTTGATTTGGATGCAACTGATTGTTATATTCTAATTGCTCTTGTAAATCATTAGCAACAATAACTTTATAGGTTGCTTTTGAAAACTTATAATTATTGTTTTCTGCATCAAATATTTTCTGTGAAGTAGTTCTATTACTATCGCCTCGGGCATAAAAACGACCAACACCCTGGTTGTTGTTTTTTTCAACACCGTACTTTTTAGTTCCAATTAAACGTTCTGCATATTTTTCCTGAGAGTTTGTAGGATTACACCAGCGTACAAATGGAAAGATGTTTCCTGCTTTCATTAAACCATCTTTAAAATCACTTACTAAATGATGTTCTACTTCCATTTGCATTGGAACTCCTAAGCCTTTATTACTTGTAAAACGGAACATATCACGAATACAATCCAAGTATAAATCATGGTTTTTTTCAAGTGAGTGTGAAATACCAATCATTGCTCCAGATAAATCATCAAAAGCATAGTACGCCATAACTCGTTTACCATTGTGTAACTTGGTGTGCATAATATCCCTATCATCTAAAGTAATTTTACTCATAGAGTAATTTGGGGCTGTACGGTTAACGTGTGGACGCTGTTTATGGTTAAAGTCATAAGCACCGTTACGATATTTTTTAATTAGCAGTTGATTTCGTGGTAAATTGATGTAGTTCCAAATTGTTGATTCTGAAATTTCAACAGGAGATTCGTTTACATAAAAATCTTCTCTATTAAAAACCTCTCCTGTTTTATAATCAACAACTTCAATAGCACCACCTAAAAACTGCAAATACAAATCATGTACTACTGATGAATAGGGCTTGCTTGGTAAACAATATAAACTTACGATTAGGCTTTCAACATCTGCGGTAACTCTTCTGGAGTTAATTGAGCCTTCTCCGCCATGTATAAACGCCCCGTAACTTTCTTTTAAATATTTATCGTAACGTCTTTTTAACGAACGAGGATTATTTGGTAAACTACATTGCCATTTATCAGTATTAATAGCATTAACAGATTCGCTTACACGTTCCCAAATTTTAGTTTTCTGCTTTCCAAACTTTTTAGCTAGAACTCCTTTTTCTTTAAAAATGCTTGTAATAGCATTTAAAATCATACAGTTTGTTGCTTTTTCTCGTTGCTTTTCAGAAGATAATGACTTACCGCTAGGAGTTCTGTGTCTTGTAAAAAATTTCGTTGCTTCAATATCTGGAACTATATATTCTTCTAATAAATTAACAACCAAAACTTCTTTTGGATCTCCAATTCTAGCAAAACAAATTTCTTTGTAAATAGGGCTTAAATCGTGAAAAGAAACCCAAGCTTCATTATCTTTTCCTTTACCTTCTTTTGTACGAACTAACTTTCCTCTGATACAATTCTTTAAGTAAGAGTCATAAGACATCAACGCCCAATCCTTATACAGTAACCTTGCGGGTATTGATAATATGTTGTTTTGGTATTGATACATGAATTAGATTATTTTTTAGACCCTGCCCAAGACTCGAACTTGAGTGTATGCCTTTCAGGAATGATTAATACTGTGAGATTTTCTATTGATTTACAGCCGCTTTAACTGCTTCTTTCACTTGATTTTCTAGCCTTTTATAGTCTTTTACTATTTTATCAGAAGTTGTACTGGTTCTATCGCCACGGATACTCATTGTTATAAAACGGCGACTTACTCCGTAGTCTTCTATTAGCTTATCGACAACATCTCTGTTTAGGATGTTTCTTTTTTTCGTAGGTTTGTCCATTGTTTTATTTGTTCTTTATTGAGGTACAAATATATAAACAATTGTCTAACTTAGGCAAATTAAATTTAAACTATTTTCTATTTTTATTATGAAGGCAATTGAAAGAGTTAAGCAATACATTAGTTTTAAAGGATTTAACAATAGTAGTTTTGAAAAAAAAAATAACCTATCTAATGGGTACATAGCTATTCAAATCAAAAGAAATGCCGATTTAGGGGAGGGAATACTCGTTAAAATACTAGACAATTGTCTAGATATGAACCCTAATTGGCTTTTAACAGGTCAAGGCGAAATGCTAAGGAGTGATGTCGGTTTTATTAACCAAAATGTAACGGGTAGTAATGTTACTATGGTAGGAGGTTCTGTTGTTGGTGGTTCCGTGAGTACTAACAATAATGAAAATGAAACAATGACACTTAAAAATGATTTAAATGCTTGTAAAAAAGAACTTAAAGAAAAAGATGAAGAAATAAAAAGGCTTAAGTCACAAATAGATAAGCTATTCAAAATGATTGGATAACATGAGTAGGAGTGTCGGCTAATAGCAGTATAAAGGTTGTTTGGCGTAGGCTATAAAGTACATACTAAGAACCACTACTATAAGAGTAACAATAGGTGTAAATACATAAAAAACAGGCAACAAGTTATTAATCAATTGTTTATATCAAAATTAACGCCATTAATTATGTCGTTACACCCCTGTTATAAATCGTTTTTACACCTTTAAAGCCTTAAAAAATGACGTTATAGCAGGTTTTCAAAGTTGTTTTTTCTTGTTTTCTGTCCACCTAACTGTCTTTCTAACTGTCCTCCTAAACTAAAACAGCCTATTTAGTACCATTTTTAATTTAGTTGTTTTTAGGCTTATTAATTTAGTTGTTTTGTTAATTATAAAACGCCTGTATAGCTTGTTAATATTGGTTGTAAGAGGTTTTTACAATGTAAAGAAGTACAAGAAAGTTTTAAATTTTTCTTAAAAATAGAGAAAGTCTTAAAAATAGCTATTTTGGTTAATTTTGTACTTTTCAACTATTTTTAAGGTTTTTGTAAATAGCTAAGGTTTTAAATAAAAATTAACATATTAAATATTAGCTGTAAGCGCTTAATTTAGTCCAGAGGTGTTAGTCGTTATAAAAACAACAAAAACCCCACATATAAGGTAAATAGTGGGGTTTTAATGTATGTAAAGTTAAAAAACAATTACGTTTTTAGCTGAGTAATAAAGATCTTCTTATTTTAAATATTAATTAATAGGCAAATTAATTAAGGTCTAATTAATGCTAAATGATGATAAGTTCGTTTGTATCTTTTGTTTTATGGGTTATACTTTGTTTATTTAAAAAACAGTACAATTAAATTTATAAATAAAAAGGGGGACTTTTATTTAAAGATAAGCAAAGAGTTCTGTTTATAATTAATATAAACAATACAAAATAGTTATTTTTAGACGTGCAAATATTCCTATTAAATTTTAATTAAAATAGGAATATTCATTATGAAAACATTAATAATATGTAAAAAAATTACTTAATCAAAATCACTTTTAATTTCAGTTCTTTTTCGATCCAACTTTTTAGTTCTTTTTCTTTCTTTTCAATTACTGAATCAGTTAATTTTTTATTCCAAACTATTGATAACTCAGGAATCGTATCTATTTTAATAAAATCAGTCGAAGATAATTTTTTAGAAAAACTAATTCCTTTAATATCGTTGAATCTAATTTTAGCTTCCTTGGCTATGGTACTAAAAGGAATGCTATTTTCATCTTGCTTTAAAGCGGTTTGTTCTATATTATTATTTAAACTTGAAATTGTTGTTTTTAAATCGCTAATTTCTTTTTGTAAGCCTTTTATAATGTTATCTTTTTGATCTAAATCAACAATTGCCCTATCGTAGGCATCAACAACTCTGTCGACACTTCTGGCTTTATTTTCATTCACAACCAATTCATAAATATCTAATTTAGGATAGCTTTTTAATTCATTTCTTAAAAAAGTTTCGGTAGCATCGGTAACATCGCCATTAAAAAATAAATTAATTTTTTTAGTCTTTTTATCGATGTTTTCTCTTTGTAACCATAAATCTTTATTAGCTAAAATTTCATCTTTTAAAAATTTATCATAATTTGATTTAACCACGCTTTCTTTATAAACACTTACAAAGGTAAACACAGCGGGCACCATTACTAAAAAACCGATAAAAGAAGCCACTTGTGCTATTCGTTTTCTCTTTTCAGAATTTACATAGCGAATCATGGTAAACCCTAATAATTTTAGCACTAAAAAAGTAGCTAAAGCGATAAAAATGGTATTAATTGTAAATAAATACATTGCTCCAAAAAAGTAATCAAATTTACCAATTGCTAAGCCATAACCTGCCGTACATAAAGGTGGCATTAAAGCGGTAGCAATAGCAACACCAAATATTACCGATGCTATTGTTCCTTTTTTTGTTCGAGCGATAATTAAGGCTAAACCACCAAAAAAAGCGATTAACACATCTCGAATATCGGGTTTTACTCTTCCTAATAATTCTGAAGTTTCTTCTTTTAAAGGAAACAAAAAGAAGAATAAAAATGCGGTTAATAAACTCAACACAATCATAATTGCCAAGTTGATTAATGATTTTTTTAAGGTATCAATATCGTTAATAGCTAACGACATTCCAATTCCTAAAATAGGTCCCATTAATGGAGATATTAACATGGCTCCAATTACCACAGCGGTTGAATTAGCATTTAACCCAATCGATGCTACAAATATTGAGCAAATTAAAATCCAAACAGTAGCTCCTTTAAAAGGAATATCATTTTTTATGGCTTCAATGGTTGCTTCTTGATCGGTATCATGGCGAAAATCTAATAATTCTACCATAAATATTTTAATACTTTCCCACAATCCTTTAGCATCTTCTTGAACTGCTTGTTTAGATTGCGCTACACTTTCGTCTTGCTTTTCTTGCTTTATTTTTTCTTCCAT